TCGCCACGCACCAGACGGCGCTGAAGGTGGGGCACGATTCGTTCAACGATCACGCGCAGTTCACGCTGCCCCCGCTGCGCGTGCCGGCGCGGCGCGCGCGGATGGAGATCGTGCTGCGGCCTCTGGGACAGATTCCGGAGCAGCGTCCGAATGAGATCGGGTGGATGGAGCTGCCGGAGTATCCGAAGACGAATGTGGAAAACCGGAAGGAGATCCTCCGGCAGGTCTACGAGTATTTCGGCCTCCCCCATCCGGAGGTGGCGCCGCAGATGACGCAGCTCATCCAGCAGGACGCGGTGGATGGTTTCCTGGACGCCGTGAAGGAGGTGGTTGTGCAGGCCGCCGGGCTGTGCGGGAAGTTCCTGACCGATGCGCAGATCGAGCAGATCGTCGGGCTGAAGGACATGGACGTGGGCGAGATCAGAGCGGCGATCGCGGGGGGCTACGATCTGCGCATGACGTTCGATGCGCGGGACCTGGACATGAATTATCTCCAGAACCTGGCNAAGGTGCTCAAGGAGATGATCATNCCGCTGGACACGCANCAGACGATCAAGCGCGACCGGCTGATCAACCGGCTCTTCACGGCGATCGATCCGGCCATGGCCGANGANCTTCTTCAGCCGGTGGAGGCCGCGGCGCAGCGCGAGGTCGAGGACGAGGAGNTGGCGTTTGCGAAGATCGGCGCCGGCGTGGAGCCGCCGCTGCTCGAGGACGGGCAGAATTTCGCGCTGAGGCTCCAGTGGAACGAGCGGCAGGCCCGGTCCAATCCGGAGAGCGTCCAGAAGATGACGCCGATGAGTCAGGAGATCTGGCAGAAGCGAATTGCGCACTTCCAGTTCATGGCGCAGCAGGAGCAGAACAAGATGATCGGGAGGATTGGGGTGAGGCCGGCGCTATCTGAAGGCTGAAACCTGAGACCTGAAACCTGAGTCGGAAGTCGGAAACCTGAGTTGGAAGGCTTGCTGCGCTGCGCTCGCGGCGCGGGGAGGAGAGTGGAGGATGACGAGCATTATGCTCGACCTGGAGACGCTGGGGACGCGGCCGGGGTCGGTGATTCTGGCGATCGGAGCGGCGAGGGTTGGAGGACCTCAGACGAGCCGGACGTTCTACGCCAGGATAGATCCGGCGAGTTGCGAGCGGGCGGGACTCACGATGGACCTGGCGACGGTGATGTGGTGGCTCGGCAGGCCGGCGGCGGCGCGCAGGGAGATCCTGAAGTGCGGCGAGCCGCTGGCGGAGGTGCTGGGCCGCTTCGCCGAGTGGCTGGGCGACGATGACGTGGAGGTGTGGGCGAATGCGCCGAGCTTCGACTGCGCGCTGCTCGGGGCGGCCTATGAACGGCTGGGGATGAAGCTGCCGTGGAAGTTCTGGAACGAGCGGTGCTTCAGGACGGCGGCGCACTTGCTTCGCTCGCGCGCCGCTCCGAAGGAGCGGGTCGGCATCAAGCACCATGCGTTGGACGATGCTCTGACTCAGGCGAAGCGGCTGGCGGTGATGACCAAACCAAGGAGGAGGCAATGATGCGGCGATGGTTCAGACGGTGGTTCGGGCGGAGGCGGGCGGTGATGGAAAGGCGGCCGCGGATGACGGAGGCGGAGCTGGCGTCGTGCTTCAGGGCGGCGCCGGAGCATCCGATGTGGCGCGGGGCGATTGAGGTGCTCGACGAGGCGGTGATCGAGGCGGGAAGCGCGTCGACGGATCCGAAGATTGCCGGCGAGCAGCGGGCCTACTACGCGGGCGGGATGCAGGCGCTGCTGGACTTCAAGGCGGAGCTGCAGCGACTGGCGGCGGCGGCGCGGACGAGCGAAACCAAGGAGGAAAAGGCGGCATAACGGCACCTCATTAGGGCCAATTAGGGCCACTTAGGGCCAGTTAGCGCCGCAGGCTATTGTTCGGAGGGCGGCGATGGTGTTTAGCGGGGAGCCATGAAGCAATTCATGGCTCTTCACTTTTCCGGGAGCTGTGCGCGCCGCGGTGCGACCGGGCGCGTAAAGGAAATGGGCCCATTCATGGACGGGGTTCATCGTCATGGCACCTGAAGCAAGACCGGCTGGCGCGGATCCGGCAGCAAGCACCGCGGATGATGGGGCGGGCATCGGCGTCGGCGACGACGTGATGGCCCAGGTGGCGGGGATTCATGGGGCGATGTGGCCAGCCGAGAAGAAGGCTGAAGGCGGAAGGCTGAAGGCTGAAGGTTCGGATCCGGCGGAAGAAGAGCCGGCCGCCGAAGAGGAGCCGGCCGCCGAAACAGTCGAGGGCGAAGAGGCTGAGGGCGAAGAGGCCGAGGGCGAAGAGGCGGCTGGCGAAGAGGCTGAGGGCGCTGAAACCGAGGGCGAAGAGGGCGACCCGGACAGCAAGCTGCCGGTCCAGAAGCGAATCGACAAGCTGACCAGGCTCCGGAAGGAAGCGGAGGAGAAGCTGGCGGCGGCGCAGGCCACGGTCGAGACGCTGGAGACGAAGGTTGCGGAGATCGAGAAGGGGGCGCCGGTGCAGATGGTGCCTTCCGACGTTCATCCGGCGTTTCTGGCGGAGGCCGAAGCCGACATCGTGGCGTTGGACAGAAAGCTGGCGGCGCAGGAGCGGACGCTGCTCGACAACTGGGACGGCTACGAAGCCCAGGGCGATGGCGAGAAGAGCTACAGCGCGAAGGAGATTCGCGCGCGGCACTTCGAGGTCCGCGAGCAACGCGAACGGATCATTCCGGAAGCGACCCGGGTTCTCAGGGAACGCACGAAGGTCGACGCCTACGCGCGGACGGTCTACCCCGAACTGTTCGACCGCAACCGGCCCGAGCACGAGGCGCTCAAGCGAGTGCTGGACCAGCTCCCGGGCCTCCGGAAGTTCCCGGCCGCGAAGCTGATGATCGGCGACATGCTGCGGGGCGGTGCCGACCGCATCGCCAGGGAAAAGAAGCAGGCCAAGCCCGACGGCGAGAAGCCCCCCGTCAAGGCGCCCAAGATCCCCATGGATGCGAAGCCCGCGCCCCGCAAGCCGGCTTCGATGCCGGCGAAGAAACCTGAGCGCGACTGGAATTCCTCCGCTTTCTTGCAGCGGGGGGGCGACAGGGATGCGCTCGTAGCGACGGTCGCGGATGTGATGTGACAACAACCGCCCGCCGCGAGCGGGCAACGGAGAAACTACGATGTCGAAACTTTTTGAACGGGATCAGGTTGGCAAGCGCGAGAGCCTGGCGGACCTGATCGCATGCGTGGAGGCGGAGAAATACCCCTTCACGTCCATGGCGGCCAAGCGGAAGAAGCCGAACCAGTCGATTCACGACTGGCAGTTGAAGATCTATCCGCGGCGGCCCATCAAGGGCGTCATGGATGGCAAGGACGTGGACGAGCACACGCACACGGCGCGCGAGCGCGTGCACGCGGTGGCCCAGAAGTCGTGGGACAATCCGGGCGTCAGCGATTTCGCGGACGAGGCGGATGTGGCCGGCCTGAGCAAGGGCGAGATGGCCGAGCAGATCGCGGATTCGCTCGTTCTGCTGAAGCGCATCATCGAGGGGCGCTGCCTCTCGAATGAGGAGTGCAGCCTGGACGACGGGGTGAACGTGCCCTACGAGACGCGCGGGCTGGGCAAGTGGATCCAGAACGGCGCGCAGGCCACGTATCCCGTGCCGGCGAACTTCCGGACTCCCTCGGCGCAGGTCTACAGCGGAACGCTGGCGGCCTTCACGGAGGACCAGTTCAACGCGGCGATGCAGAGCGCGTTCAAGCAGAGGCACGGTCCGTCGACGTTGGACGGCTTTGTCGGCATCGAGCTGAAGGCGGCGCTCAGCAAGTTCACCCGGTACGACGACACGGTGTCGAACAAGACCAACGTGCGCACCTTCCAGCAGGATACGAGCGATCGGGCGATCATCAGCGTGATCGACCGGATCGTGACGGACATGGGGACGGTGAACCTGCATCCGGTCTCGTTCCTGTACGTGGACGAGGCGACGGGCGACGATTCCGCGTACACGCACAAGTCGGGCCTCTTCCTCGACATGAAGATGCTCGGCCTGGCCTACACGCGGCTGCCGCGCGTTCGGAAGCTCGAGGACCGCGGAGGTGGCCCGCGCGCCAACGTGGACGCGATCTTCATGCTTATGCTGGACAACCCGCTCGGGCACTGGAAAGCCGAGATCAACAGCTAAGCGGCGGAAACACACGGAAAACGGAAAACGGAAGGATCAAGAACGATGAAGAAGATGTTTCTGCTGGCGGTGGCGATGGTGGCGGTGCTGGCGGCCTTCGGGCCGCCGGTGGCGAAGGCGGCGGAGTACGGTCCGCTCTTCAGCGACGAGGCGGCGCAGCTCGGGGCCAATTTCTTCGTGCGCTACACGCACGCGGATCTGACGGACACGAATGCGAACACGGCGCAGACGCTGAGCGTTCCCGTGGCCACGCAGACGGCCTGGCAACTGGTGGCTATGGTGCTGGAAACCCCGTTCGACACGGGCAACACCAACTACACGGGAAGCACGCTGCTCAAGATCGGCGACGGATCGGACGACGATCTGTTTCTGACCTCGACGGAACTGGCGAGCGACGGGAGCGAGGTGTACCTGAAGTTCGGTGCGCCCAACTCCGCCACGGCGGCTACGACGCTGATCTACCCCACGGGGACGACCAACGCCGGGCCTGCCCTGGTGACAGGGGTGACGGTGGGCGA